TGGCTACTACTCATCACCCTCCTCCCCTTCCCCCACCCCACTCTCATACTAACACAATACTAACATAATCTTAACATAATATTAACATTACTTTTACTTTTATATTTCCCTTCCCTACTTTTATCCATCTTCTCCAACTTTAGGAATACTGTAAGCAACCCCTCCCCCAGGGGGAAAAGTAGGTACTTATAGTATCTTGGCTTTAGGTCGAGGTATAATGATTCTTACCATACACGTAATAATCACACTTATTCATGACGTAATAAGCATAGTTGTGTATAAGTTGTGTAATATTGTGGATAAGTTGTGTATAGTGTGGATAAAGTTAGACAAATCAGGGCTTACGTTATAGGACTTTAGTGCTAATTTTAAATTGTTACAAAAACTTAATATTAAGTTTTTGTAACAATTGTGTTTAAAATATATACAATTTCGTTAAAAAAAAACGTAGAAGTAAGTAAAATACACGTTTTCAAATCAAGGAAGAATATGGTAAATATTTGTTGACAAGTATTGACACGTATGTTATAATTAACGTAAAATACGTTTTAAAACGTATAGTTAATAACGTTATTATAACGTTTATATAAAGTTATAAAAAAGTTTAGTATACTTCCCTAACGGGAAGTAGGTAATTACTTCGTAATTACCATAATAAAAGATTAAAACATACAAATCAAGGAATAATATTACTTAATAACGTTTAATATACTTTAATTACGTTATTAACGTTATATACGTACTAAACGTTGATATACGTTAATAACTTTATATATAATATATAATATATAAATTTTTCTCTTGATGCGAAAATACTTTTAAAAGGGGGCAGTATATTGGAATTTCTTATTTTTACACTACTAAATGTTACACTAACACTTTTAATACTTTCTGTTTATGATGGCATACTACTTAGAAGGACTATTAATGATAGTATATCCTATGTTAAACAGAAATATACACCAAAAGAAGAAAATATTGATGAAGGTGAGAATACTTTATCGTCATATGAGATGGAACGTATTGCTAGGGAGAGGGAGTTTGATAGACGAATCGCATTATTAAAACAAGAAATAGGTTATGAAAATAAGCAAGTTGGCTACATAGCCGATGAACTTGACCCCAATGTTTACAATTTACCACATGAAAGCGTTTCTTCACTAATCAACGTAGAAATTGATGAAGTAGCAAAATAGTGAGGTGGTAAAGTGGACAAGATATTATTAAAATTTTTTGCTGATGTGCTTTATTTAAAAGGTATTATATGTTACGAAGAATTTGAAGCAATATTAGATTGTTCCACTCCACATGACTTAGATAAAACGTTTGAAAGAATGATGAAGGAGGATTTTAACTACTATGCAAGAGGTGAAAACAGTTGGGAATACTGATGAAACTATAGATTTAGATGTTAAAAGTGAATATTCTATTACTGATTTGCCAGCTAAAATGCAAAGGTTTATCCACCTTTATACTACTGGTCAATATACTTTAGTTAAACTAGCAGAATTACTCGAAGTACACCCAAATACACTTAGCAAGTGGTTAAAAAGAAAAGATGTTAAAGCTATTATTCATGATTTGCAAGAGAGTACACATGACATTGTTGCTATTAGGTTAAAAGCTATGTCATTAACTGCTGCTGAAAAGATGGCTAAACTTATGGATAGTCCTATAGATGGAGTAGCATACCAAGCAGCACGTGATATTTTAGATAGAACTGGACATAAGCCAAGACAAGAGATAAAAGTTGATAAAACGGTAGTCACTTATGAAGAAAAACTAAAGAATCTTATTGATAATGTTATTAATGTGACAGAATATGAGGTGAGTGATGTTGAGTAATTTGCATCCAACTCCACCACCAAATTTAAGTAAAGAAGAATTGTTTTATTGGAAGTTGGTAAATGACAGAAAATGGTATATAGAAAACTTCCTTGTAATAAGAGATAAGAAATCAAGATTAATTCCATTTATATTAAACCCAGCACAAAAAATAGTGCTTGAAAAGATAAATTGGTGTGAAAGAAATAATAAACTTAAACGTTTTATAGTATTAAAAGCTAGACAAATGGGATTAAGTACCCTCTTTGAAGCGATTATTTTCCATGATACTGCTAATAACCCATTCAAAAACAGCCTTATCGTAGCACATGAAGAACCTGCATCTCAAAACCTCTTCAACATGTCAAAACTCTTTTATGAAGAACTTCCAGATGTAATTAGACCAATGAAAAAATACTCCAATGGAAAAGTATTATCCTTTGAAAATCCAGAGAATGATGAAAATAAAAAGCAAGAAAATCCAGGACTTAGAAGTAAAATTACTATTGCAACAGCAGGTGCAGGTGAAGTAGGAAGGTCTAGTACAATTCATAACCTTCATGCTAGTGAAGTCGCTTTCTACCCAGACCCTAAAACAACAATGCTTGGCTTATTACAATCTGTTCCAGATGAAATGAATACACTTGTTGTGTTAGAAAGTACAGCTAATGGAGTTGGTGATTATTTCCATGACCTTTGGCAGAAGGCTGTTAAGGGTGAAAATGAATTTATTCCAATATTCCTACCTTGGTTTATAGACCCAGGCTATACAAGACCATTTAGAAGTGAAGCTGAAAAGGAACAGTTTAGAAGTGAAGTAGAAGCAGTTTCTATTGATATGAATGGCAACAAAGTTCACACGTATGAATACGAATTAATGAAGAAACATAATTTAACACTTGAACAACTCAACTGGCGTAGATATACAATAGCAAACAAGTGTCAAGGTGACGAAATTTTATTTATGCAAGAGTACCCATCAACACCAGAAGAAGCGTTTATATCAACTGGTAGACCTGTATTTAATATACAAGCATTACGTAAATATCAAACCATCACTAAAGAACCTATGCGTGGTTATTTAAAAGATATTGATGGAGAAATTAGATTTATAGAAGATGCTAATGGATATGTGTCTATATGGGAACATCCAAAGCCAGGTAGAAAATATAGCATTGGTGCTGACGTAGCAGAAGGACTTGTTGAGGGTGACTATAGTTGTGGTGTAGTTGGTGATAATACTTCTTTTGACATAGTTGCTATGTGGCATGGTCACATCGACCCAGACTTATTTGGTATTGAACTTATAAAACTTGCTAAGTATTATAACGAAGCATATCTAGGAGTAGAACGTAATAACCATGGATTGACTACTTTAACAACAATAAAACGTGAAGAATACTGGAATTTGTATTTTACTAAACAACATGATAAAATATCAGATAGTGTAACTCAAAAGTTGGGGTGGGAAACTAATGGCAGAACTAAACCTTTGATGATAGACAAGCTACAAGAATTTATAAGAGAATTTTATTTAGGTATTTATTCTGATTTGATAATAAGTGAAGCGTTTACTTATGTCATAGAGGATAATGGAAGTACCAATGCACAACCAGGTTGTCATGATGATACTATAATGGCACTTGCAATATGCTTACAACTTATGTTAGAAGATGTTGGTGAAAATTATATTCCAGAAATACCTATAGACCAAAGAAAAAATATTAGAGATGAAATTGTAGATGAACTATTTGAAGGTGAAAGTGAAGAAGAATATGAATATGCTGATTAGGAGGTGCTATATTGGGTAATGATGTTAACAAAATATATGATGAACAGAGGTTAGTTAGTGAATGGAATTTTAAATTTAAAAATGCCATGATACACAAAGCAGATTATACTAAGCGTTGGCAAACATACTTTGATGCTTATAATGGTGATTACTTTAAAGATGAAAATCTACCAGAATATAGGTCTAATATGGTTAGTAACTATATATTTTCTGTTATAGAAACAATAAGACCAATTATGTTAGATAATAACCCAAAATTCCAAGCTATGCCTAGACAACCAGAAGGTATGGCTTTTAGTAATGATTTACAAGAAGCACTTATGTATGAGTGGGATAGAGAAAATATGAATGAAAAATTGTATAGAGAATTGATTAATACATTAGTTATTGGTAATGCTATATTCTTTATTCCATATAATACTCATAAAAAGAATGTTGAAGCTATTCCTGTAAATCCTTTTAATATTTTTCCAGACCCACTTGCAACTCATATAGATGATGCTGAATATATTATTTACGCATCATATAAAAATGTTGAATTATTAAAGAGAATGTTTCCAAATAAAGCTGATAGATTAACTGGTAGTCAAATAAACTATAGTGAATTAGTATATTCTAATGACAAAAATGCTAGAGTTGATAATCAAGTGTTAGTATTGGAGGTGTGGACAAGGGGTTATGAAAATATTGAAGAAAATGATGAAGGTAAGAGAGAGAATAAGCAAGTTTATCCTAGAGGTAGGGTTCTCACTATCTGTCCAGAATTAGGTGTAGTGCTATCTGATAAACCTAACCCATATAAAGATGGTAAATTCCCATTTGTTCTTATTAAGGATTATGATATTCCTGGCAAGTTTTGGGGAGAGGGTGAAGTTGCACAACTTCTATCACCTCAAAAACACATGAACGATTTGAATAATGCTATTATAGATAACGCTAAAGCTACTGCCAATATGCCTTGGATAGTTGATAAAAATGCAGGTATTAAACCAGGTTCTATTACTGCAAGACCAGGACTTATTATTAGAAAAAATCCTAATACAGAAGTAAGAAGAGAAAGTCCTCCATCAATGCCTATGTATGTTATTAATGCTGTTGAAACATATAAAAATGATATTGAAATGATAAGTGGTATTCACAATACACTAAGAGGTGAAAATACAAGTGGTGTCTACACAGCACAAGGTATTTTAGCACTTCAAGAAGCAGGGCAAGTTCGTATAAGACTTAAAGTTAAATTACTTGAAACTGCACTTGCTAAAATTGCAGAATTGTGGGTAAGTAGAATGAAGCAATTCTGGAAAGAAGATAAGTGGTTAAGAATTACTAAAGCAGATGGTAGTTATGATTTGAAAAAGTTTACAACTCGAATATTAGATTATGATTATGATATAAAGATTACAGCAGGAAGTACAATGCCAGTTAATAGAGGTGCTATGTTAGACCTTATGATTAGGTTGGCACAAACTCAAATGCCAGATGGACAACCTTTAGTAGATAGGGAAGCTGTTGTAGAATACCTTCCAGAAGAAATTAAAGCACCACTTTTAAGACGTATGCGTGAAAATCAATCTTCCCTTGCTGAAATACAACAAGCTATACAAGAACTTGGTCAAGGATTACAAGAGGTAAGTCAAGGTTTAGAACAAGTTGCTGCTGAAAATCAAAAGGTTGATGATGAACAATTTAGTCTAATTGAAGAGGTAATGACTGCTGTTGAAAAGTTAAATAACCAAATTTTGCAATTAACTGGTAAATATGATAAAATGGTAGAAGAAGGGAAAGAAAAAGAAAGACTAAAACAAATCCAAGATGAATTTTATAATAAAGGTTATGCTGATGCAGAAAAGATATATACTCAAGCAAATCAAGAAATAGATACTGATGTGGAAGAGTTTGGAGAGTTGCCAGATGAA